CCCCGGTTGATGATGATCAGCGGCCGGATCACGTCGTAGCTGATCGACTCGGCCATTTCCTTGGCCACGGCCTGCCGCGACTTGAGATAGAAGCTGGACTGGTCCTGCGACAGGGCGTAGCTGCCCTTGCCCCCGGTGGAGCTGCCGGTCAGCGCCATGAACCCGGCCAGGACGGAGTGCGTCTGCCAGCCTTCCAGGAATCCCAGCGCGTCGGAGAACAGCTTGCCGCCGTCGCCCTGGCTTTCCAGGATCTCGAACGCCTTGCCGTTGTCCGGGGCCCGCTCCAGGCCGACCACGCCGGACGACTTGAGCTGGGCGATGTCGGCGGCGCGGACGTTGGCCTCGTTTTGGTCGGTGCCGTAGACCACCGTGCGCGGCAGGGCCTGGTTTTCCAGGAAGTGGTACCACAGGTACAGCAGCTTCATCTTGGTCTGGTAGCACCAGTAGGACACCTCCATCTCGGAGGTGCCGGTCAGCGGCTCCATGTGCTTGCCGTGGGTGTAGATGTAGCTGCGGACCTTGGGAATGTCCACGTAGCCGGGCACCTTCTGGTGGCGGCTGGTCATCAGGTTGCCGCCGAACAACCACACCTGCTGCCGAAAGCCGTTGCCCTCGCCCGTGCGGTCGTTGTAGCGGGCCTGGCAGGTGGCCGGGGGACGGTAGCTGATCTTGTCGTAGATGATCGCCTCGTCGTCCTCGCGGACCTTGAACGTCTTCTCGAAAAACGCCCGGCGGTAGATCTGGGCGGAGGTAATCTGGCCGACCAGCTCGTGGATCGGCGTCTTCATCCCGCCCTCGGTGTCCGGGGTCATCAGCACCGAATTGATGAAGTCGGCCTCGCCCTTGTCGCCCTTGGCGGGCTGGATCGAATAGTCGGCCTCGCGAATCGGCAAGGTGAGCACGAGCTGGATGGCGTTACAGATTCCGTCGCGGCTGAACATGGTCTTCATGTCCCGCGAGGACCATTCCCCGTAATCGAATACGTCGCCGCTGCCGTAGTAGGCGAACAGCCGCTGGCCCCAGTCGAACTGCGTGCCCAGCTCCGGGCCCATCAGCGCCCGTCGGCCGCCGACCCGCTCCGAACCGACCGGGGCCAGGTCGGGGAATTCAACGACGTTCCCGCCGCCAGGCACCTTGAAGCCCTTGCCAGTCGCCACGTGGATCTACCTCCCTGCACAACAAGGTACAGGGAGGTAGGGAGGCAGACTAGCTTATGCCTGTCTAGTTGCTTGACTCGCCGTTGTCGGTGAGGTACTGCCGGGCTTCGTCGGTGCCCAGGTACAGCTCCAGCGCCCTCTTCAGCCCGCTAATATGCGCCTCGTTCTCGTGCGTGTCGTCGCGGTTGCGCCGGGTGCGAATCTCGCGCAGGATCTTCTGCGCGAAGTTCAGCCTCTCCGGTGCCCGCGCCGGGCCGTCCTCGGCCTCGGCCTGGGGCTGGGTGCGCCGCTCGTTCACGTCGTCGTAGGTGAACGGTTCCAGTGGCTCGTTCACGGCCATCTCCCTTATCGCTGGTGGGCGGCCAGGTCTTGCGCCGCCCACTCCTGCTCGGCTTCCCGGCTGGTCTGCGCGGCCCGCTGGCGGGCCTTTTGCGCCCGGTCGCTGGCCCGCACCGCCGCCGACGGGGCGTTCAGCTCGCGCCCGGCCTCGCGGCGGGCCTTCTCGGTGGCGTACACCCGGCCGTAGTGCAGCTTCTCCGGGTGCTTGTCCGCGTAGAAGTTGGCGAACCCGTCCCACGCCCGGCGCAGGTTGCGGTCGCTCAGGTCGCGGACGCTGGAATACCAGAACTCGCGCCGGTCCCAGGCGGCCCGGCGGGCGTACTGCTGGCGCACCTCGTAGCTGGCACCACGCGGCTCACCGAAGTAGCGCCAGTCCAGGTCGGCCTTGCGGACCCAGTACGCGCCGCCGTTGCCGGTCAGGTCGTTGACCAGCACGGTGGTGTAGCCCTCGGCGTCGTACCAGTCGCGGGCGTACACCTCCACGTGGTGCTTCTCGGCCTTGTCCCAGGCGCGGACCCGGTTGTAACCGTTGAAGTCCGGCTTGCTCATCAAGATCAACTCCCTAG